TTAGAATCCGAATACTTTACCTAATAAGCTGATTCCATTTTCTGCAATTCCTACGATGCTTGTACCTAATTTTGCCCAGTCTTGATCTTGTCCTGCTTTAACTGCATTTGCAATTGCGTCTGCTAATTTTGTCATGAAAATCTCTCCCTAACTTTTAATAAGATTGATAATTTAGTGTGAAAATTAACCGCCAAATACTTTGCTTAATAAACCAATACCATTTTCAGCGATACCAACGATACTAGTTCCTAATTTTGACCAATCGTGGTCTTGTCCTGCTTTTACTGTATTTGCGATTGCTTCTGCTAATTTTTCCATTCTTATCTCTCCCTTTAGTAATTGATTATTGTAATATTTGTAATTTGTTTAACTTAGAATCCGAATACTTTACCTAATAAGCTGATTCCGTTTTCTGCGATTCCTACGATGCTAGTTCCTAATTTTGCCCAATCGTGATCTTGTCCTGCTTTTACTGCATTTGAGATTGCTTCTGCTAATTTAGTCATGAAAATTTCTCCCTTTCTTTATTTAAATTTATTTATTATCCACCGAATACTTTAGTAAGTAAGTTAACACCATTTTCTACGATATCTACAATGCTTGTACCTAATTTAGTCCAATCGTGATCTTGTCCTGCTTTTACTACGTTTGCGATTGCGTCCGCTAATTTTTCCATGTTAATCTCTCCTTAATATTTGTATTAATATTTAAAATTAAGCACCGATTAATTTAGAAATAACAGTTACACCGTTTTGAACGATGTCTACGATGCTTGTACCTAATTTAGTCCAATCGTGGTTAATACCAGCATCTACAGTATTTTTAATTGCGTCGAATAATTTTTCCATTACAAACACTCCTTATAGTATATTAGAATAATGCGTGAGTTAATTAATTTAAAACGATGAATGAACTTGTGTTGTTTGTTTATCTATCGTTTTGTTACTTATACTATAAAGCCCATATGGCACAATTTGTTCATATTTTCTTAAGACGGCAATTAAAGGTCATAACTGTCGAATGTAAACGTTTACACAACAGTTTGGCATTCGTCACTGTATTGTTTGCAATTTAATTGTTAAAAATTCCTTGCATCTTTACAATTAATTAACATTTAAGGATAAAATGCACTACTATAGTGAAAAATATAAACATTTTTTATAAGTCAGCTATTGCTAAAAGCCTCCTGTTTAGATATAATAATTCTTGTGTTAAAAAATGTCCTGGTAGCTCAGCTGGATAGAGCAATGGCCTTCTAAGCCATCGGTCGGGGGTTCGAATCCCTCCCAGGACGCTATAGAATTTTTTAAAATAGCCGAAAAGCCTTTAAATAAAGGGTTTCGGCTATTTTATTTTATAAGTAAATCTAAAAAAATATAACTATTTTGACACGTATTTGACACGTGGCAATACATAAAAAGTGAAGCTATTATAATAAATGAGGGGGGATTCAACTTTAAATTATATATATTTTAAAGTTAGAACGCTGTAATAAAGGTGTTTATTTATTAAACTTAATACCAAACTATATAAAATGAATTTTTAGGAACCCGAGTCCATAAATTTTATAGAGTTTTATAATGATGTATAGGAAGGAGAATTCTTATGGAAAAAACAATTGGCTATAATAAAATTACTACTATTCTCTTTTTCTCAGGGATACTAGTAATGTGTAGTTTGTATACTGCACTTCCATTAACTGCTACTTTTTCTAAAGAGTTTAAGGTAACTGAAGGTTTTGCTGCTTTAAATGGTGTCGTTTTCTCTGTAATGTATTCAATTAGTTGTCTGTTCTATGGAACAATTTCAGAAAAGTTCGGACGTATAAAAACTATTGTTTTTAGCTTGGCTGGTCTTACTATCATTTGTCTTTTAATAGGCTTTGTTAATTCATTTACTTTACTTTTGTTACTAAGGGCGTTTCAAGGGGTTTTTGCAGCATCATTTTCTCCGATATCCATAACATATGTAACTGAAACTTATACTATATCTAAACGTGTTACCGCTATTAGCTTTATAAGCATAAGTTTTATGTTAGCTGGTATTATAGGTCAAAACTTAAGTGAATTTATCATAAGTTATTTTGATTGGCATGTTGTTTATTTTGTGTTGACAGCTTTCTATGTATTATTATCTATTTCTATCCATAAATATGTTCCTGAAAGTCCTATTAAAAATGCTGACATTAAAGTAACTCATTTTTTAAAAAACTTTAAGAGTTTTAAAACTAATCTTTATGTACTATTATGTTACGGAATTTCCTTAACTTTATTGATAATTTTTATAAGCATGTATGATGTTTTTAATAGATATATTTCTTCAAGCGATGTTGACGCTTCCGATATGTTAGAAAGTAATGCTAGACTGTTTGGTATTGTGGGGATGTTGATTGCATTATTAGCAGGTAGAATTAGTGAAAAGATTGGCGTTAAAAATCTTATAATAATGTCATTAGTAATGATTTCTATATGTTTAATTCTAATGCCGTTTTTAACAAATTTAGCAATGCTAGTTTTTTTAAGTGTCATTATAGTAAGTGGTGTAGCTTTTGCAATTCCTACTACTATTTCCGAAGTAGGAATTTTGGTTAATGAAAACCGAGGCTTTTTCCTATCAGTGAATACATTCATTCTATTTTTAGGAACAGCAATCGCTCCTGTTTTAAATATATTTTTACAAGGCTTGTCGAACTTCAAACTACAATTTATAGTTATTTTTATTATAAGTTTCATTGCACTCGTTTTCTCTATCTTTTTACCTAAACAAACTTCAAAATAAAAAATAACCACCCAAGTTTTAAATGGGTGGTTAAAAATATTGTCAAGTAAAAATAGCAGAGCCACGCTCAAAAAGAGCGTGGCTAGAAAGATTATTTAATGAGATAAATTCGAATGGAGAAAAGGTCTCCTCTTTAGATATAACAAAAATTTAGGGCAGTCGCTAGGACTACCCTTGTATAATAAACCCGCTTAATATAGTTATTTCCACTTTATCTTTCCGTATAATTTCTCCTCTTTTTTTATTCGCTCTTGTTTGTCGGTAATTTCACCCAAAGCGCAATAAAAATAACCAGCATTAGGGTTAGTAGGATATTTAAATTTACCCCACCACAACTTTTTCTTTGTGTCTTTGTATAATTGAACAACATCTACCCAATCATCTTTTCCGTACAACCAAGAACCTTTTTCCACAATTTCACCATTTGGTTTTTTTCTGACTTTAATTGTTGTATTCGGGTAAAATCTACCCTTCCAATCCCATGTTTTTTTTACACTTTTAACTTTACCAGCACTTGCGCCTCCAATTGGCTTACCATTAATAGCGCTTGCTATTGATTTAGTAAAAGGTTTTAAATTTTTCTTAATATACTTCATATCTTTATTTGAAGTAATGAAACCTAATTCGACAAGTCTATAGTCAATACCTATGTCATTAGCAACGTTACAGTTTAATAAATCGTTGCGTTGTGTTATACCTCTTATAACTCCAATACTTTCTTTTAGTGCGTTTTGAATGTTTTTATCTATTGTATTAGCCGGATAACCTGCAGGTATTATAGTGTGACCGCCTGTGGCTTTAGGTCCTGCGCTGTCTAAATGAAATTCAACAACAGTATCATAGCCTTGTGATTTTACCCAATATAAACCGTAGTCTTTGTGATTACCTACACGTTGACCATATGCCGTATCTTGATACATATCTTGTTTTTTACCGTATATTTTTACAGTATGTCCTGCGTCTTTAAGATAATTTGCTACGTTATCAACAATATTTTTTCTAATGAAGTCACGTTCATTAGTGTCGTTACCAACAGCTCCAGGATCATTGTATCCATGCCCTGCAACAATCATAATCTTTTTCTTTTTAACGTTCTTAATCGGTTTAGGTTTAACCATTCTCGCTTTAGTTTTACTTACAATAGTTTCTTTTCCGTATAAAGGCTCAATAAAATACATATCCTTGTGGTATTCGTGATAAATAGTTTGTGCTACCTCTGGTGGATTATTTTGAGCGCCCCCATACCAGTTTTGATCTAAACTATAGAAATAGTTTTGAGTTGCACTTTCAATAATTGCGACATGCCCTGAACCATTACCGTATTCATAAGGAAAAATAACTAATGTACCTTTTTTAGGTACATATGAGCTATAGTTTTTAACCACATTAGCATATCCGTCAAAGTTGTTTGCAAATGGTATATCTTTCGCATATAAACCTCTCAGTGCGTGACCAGTAACGTAGTACCAATATTGGTTTGCCAAATCGAAGCATTGTGCACCATATACTCCGTCGAAGTCCCACCAATAACCTTTTAACTTTCTTAAATAAGCATGTGCTTGTGCTCTTGTTTTATTAGTCACTATTCGTTACCTCCTATAGGTGCTTTGCCGTTTGTGTTTTCTGTCCCTGCTTTAACTTCATGTATTTTTTCTTGCCCTTTTTTAGCTGCATGAGTAAAGTTATTATTCTTCCACCATGCCCAAAGTGAGAACACGCCTGTAATCACAGTACTTATTGTCATCTCATCAACCGGAATAGGCGAAATGTGATTCATAGCTAAAATTTGGTTAACCCAAGCTAGTATTAATAAAATAGTTCTTACTAGTGTTCCGTTATCTATTTTCATTTTCCATAATCTCCCTTTAATAAATTAAAAAGCCGACGTATATACGCCGACTTAAAAAAGTAATTTTGCTAAACCGAAAGCTGCACTTATAACCGTTGCGCCTCCACCGATTAATGCAATTGTGATATTCGTATTATTCTTTTGTCTCTCTTTAACCGAGCCTTTGACTTCTTCAATATCTTCTTCATGGTTTTTAACCACAAATTTTATTTCTTTGATTGCGTCCCATTGTTTACCGTTGGTTTCGTTCAACTGTTTCATTTGTTGGTTTGTATCTTTTTGCACCTCATAAGATTGTTTCTGATATGCGTTGCCCTCTGCTATTTTCTCACTCAACTTACCATAATTAATTGTATGTTTAGAATCGACATTGTTTATTCTATCGATTAATTCTTCTCTTGATTCTTGCCACTTTGCTTCAGTGACGAAGTGCTTATTTTCGGTCATACAAATCTGCGCCCCCAAGGAAACCGATTATTCCACATACAATTGTAAAAATTGTGAATTGTAGTGTTGAAAGCCAATTGATTGCATGGTAAATACTAGCCGAGGTCATTAAGAAATATACAAACGCACTTCCAAAGCCACCTATAAACAATAACCAGTTACATGTATTATTGATATGATGTTTAGGAATAAAGTAAGCGGACAACCCTAAAATCAAACTCACTATCATCATAATAATGCCCCATATCCATATAGGTAAGATGTGATGTAGTGCTAAGTAGAAATCACTATCACTTAAAACATTTTCTTGTTCTTTTGCAAAAAAGAAACCTCTAGAGAAACCTAAACCTGCTATACCTTCTATAGCAACGAATAGTAGAAGTCCTTTTGTATCTTTTTGTTTATCCATATGCCACCTACTTTATTTAATAATAAAACCCCAAGCGTTAGGCTTGAGGTCGTTTATATTCTTCTCCTGTAATATCTTTATACTGGTCTGCAGTAATCCAGTTGTATTTAACCGTTTCTGCTAATTTTTCTTTAGTAAATAATTTCATGATATATAAATTTTTAAGAGTTACGTACATTTGTAATCTCCTCCTGTTGTTGAAGTAATTGGTTTGTTAAGCCTGCAATCGCTTGTTCTAACATTTCTAATCTAGCGTTATGCTCTAGATCATTCATGAGTAATTGTGCAATTGTTTCAGATGTAGCGTCTGGTTTAACTTCTACTGGCTTTTGTGATTTCAACCATTCTTCACGTGTAGCACACACCCATTTATTACCATCAAAGTGCATAGGCTGATATCCTCCAGCTGGTGGTGGTGTTTCAGTCCATTCATCTTTTGGATATTGATACTCTCCATCTTCACCCTTAAAAGCTAAGTAGGGTTGTCCGTTTGTAAGATATACTTGTTTAAAGTCCATTCTGTGTGCCTCCTTTATAATGGTATAACTGCATTGATTGGATAAAAGTCATCTGCAGTCATTAAACTATTTGAAAAACTGACTCCATCTAATCTTAGATCACCTGAAGTTGTAACACTCCATCGGGCAATTGTTGCATTACCACTTTTAACTGAACTGTTCTGTACAAACGCTGAATTCATCGTCACCTGACTTGCTATATTACTTGGTAACGTTGCTATAGCTACCCCACTAGTAGTTATGTTTTTAACTGCGCCTTTGAATTTTAAAGTTACATCCCCGTTGTTATTAACCAGCTTATATTGAGGTGTGTAACCAGTTGAATAAGGTTGAACACCGTTACTTAACACTAAAGGTAACCAACCTGTGTCAGAAAATGTAGGTTGTGCGTTCATTAATTGCCAACTCGACCACGTTGAGTTTGTATAAGTCATAACGTAAGTATCTTTTGTGTTATAAGGCTTCAACTCAATACGTTTGATAGTGTTGTCTGCTCTTGAAACTACCTCTAAGAAACCGGCAGGGACAGGCGCATTAATAAAGTTGTTGCCATAATACATTCCTGGCTTCAAACTATTTAAAACTGTAGTAGAACTTAAATCTAAACCACTCACACTTGTTAGCGTCCCATCATCATTTGTTAGTTTATATTTTTGCCAATTTAAAGTCTTACTATAGTCAGGGTTTACTAAAGACCAACCCTGCCAAGTACTCAAATATTTCATATTAATATATAAGACATTTGAGTTGTATTCTCTATAAATAGCCCATCCTGCTGAACTGCCTTGATTATATACATTTATATATCCAAACTTACTTCTTCCGTCTGGGGTGTTAATTAAATTACTACAATAATAAGGACCTGTATTGCTTATATTATTCAATGTATTCATATCAACGACATCTTTAACTGTTACTATGGATCCATCATCATTAGTCAATTGAAATTTCTGCCATTTAAGTGCATTGAACTGATTAGGTAAATCGGCTGTCTTAACAACTTGATTGTTTTTAATGGCGTTCAACACATCATCTCTTGCTTGTGTAACGGTGTTAACAGCGTTATTACTAGTTGTTGTTATACTATTATTCGCATTTGTAGCTGTGTCGTTCACATCTTTTTTAGCTTGAGTGACAGTTGTGTTGATTTGTTTTAACCCGTCAGCTAAAACGTTTTTCATTTGTGCCACATAATCTGAGCCGTTTGCGATAGCGTCCTCAATATCTTTGACACGTTGCTTAATTTCGTCTTTCAACTTATCAAACATACGAATATATTCAATTTTCGTAACAGCTGAAACGCTATTGATCAATGCGTCTTTAACCGTGAACTTGAATTCATTCAATACAGCTGTGTCTGCTTTCGTTTCTGGCACTCTATTTCCTTTATGCACGCCAATGTACATTTGACCTGTAACAGTTGAGTTGTTGACTGCTTTTAAGTAATCATCTGGAACAGTTAAACGTACCAATCCTTTAAATGGGTCTACATACTCAACATCTAATTGTCGACCATAACTATTGCCGTTTTGGTCTGTACCTTCTAAATACACATAAGTATCAACGTTCTCATCACTGATTTGTAACGGGAAGTTATTTTTGCTTATCGTGAATTCTAGTACAGCCGTATTAATATCAAGATTATAAAAGACGATACCTGAATCAGATACCGTCTTTTCATAAGGCTCGTCATATAACGTTAAGCGCCCAACCTTTTTGATTTCATCTTGCATTAGCCTACACTCCCTTTATTGAATAGTGAAATTGGATGAACGTAACAAACTGCTACTCCGTACCCTTTTTCTTGTGAATAAGGTGTAGTGACTTGCATAACTCTGTAGAAGCCATTGACATTATCTTTTGTACCTACACCATTGTTAGGTTTAATATAATCATTAGCGCTTACTGTTTCATCCACACGAATAAATACTTGTCCGATTAACCCTATAATGTTCCATTCTGGACGTTCAGAGCGAGAGAGGTATTCTTCTTCATCATAGTTTTCGTTAAAGTCAGGGTTGGGTATAGGGCGTTCAACTTCTTCGGAATACACGTTACCTTCGTCATCTTCCCATGTGTGTTCCTCAGATTGTGTGAGCGTTACGCCGAATTCATCTTTTAGATATTTATCTTTGTGGTGGAACATTTGGTCACCTAATACAACGCCCGCTGTACCGGAAACAACACCAAGTGGAATATCATTTGTTTGTGCTTTTCTTACGTAACGACCGTCTAAGGTAACAATTGTACCAGTAGGGATAGGTTGTCCGGATTGTGATTCAAAATACTCGGCATAGTCACCAAAGTTTTGACCGGATTGTACAGTCCCTTTAGTTCTAATATTCCCGCTTGTACTCACCATATCAATCGTTGTAGCTGATTCTTTTGGTGTGCCGTCTGCGTTATAGCCCATTTGGAAATGATAGTTACCTAATGACTTCACACCTCGACTGTTTACAATAGTTTGTACATAGTTTGATGGATTAGTCATACTTTCAAGAGAGTTCATAATCCCTGAACGTGAGCCACTAGCTGTACTATTCGCACCAACACCTAATAACCATGAACGGTTACTTGTTGCAAAACTATTACCAGTTGTCGCCATAACTGCTGAACGTTGAGCAATTGCAGCACTCCCCGTTGCACCACCTGTAAAGCCACCTTTATGAACAGATGGAACATAGAAATATTCCTTTCCTGAAATCACTGCCGCACGATTATAGTTTTCTGCGTTCACACCGATAATCTCAGCTGTGTTGTTGTACATCTCAATTGCGTTACCTGTACCTGTACCTTGTAAGTTACCTCCGATGATTTTAGTGTCATACACACCGCCGCCACCTGCGATACCGATATTTTTAGATGATTCAACAATGTTTACATTGCTAATCGTAACTTTCTTAGGTCTGTTCGCACCACCGAAGATTTTAATATCAGCCATTGCATTACTAAAGCCACGAATATTAATATTGTTTAAATTAACGTTTTCAGCTCTGTACTGAACAACAATCACAGGCATACCTGCCATGAAGTTGCCATCTCCAATAGCTGTGAAGTTATTAATATTTACATTACGGTAAGCACAAACAACTAATGCACGTGGTGTAGCACCTTCATATGCGCCATTGTATTGTGGATATAAAGCAACACAGTTGTTAAGTGTGACGTTGTAAGCTGTTTTAGATTTAGCGTCTGTCGCTTTATGGTGTCCGATATGACGAATATTATAACTTCTAATGCTTCTAATATCTAAATGGTTATTAAATACGACATCACTTGCAGCACTTGTCGGCTCATGTGCTTTAATTTCTAAACCACCGAAACAATTTTCTGTTTTGTTATTTGCACCAAAGACATGTTGTGATCCGTCGTCAATCTCCATACCGTTATGGTTACCACTGTCAGGTGTAGGATCATGTGAATAGTTATTTGTAAGTAATAAATATCTACTATGGTGTGTCGTAATACCATCATCACCGAAACCTGTTGCTTCACAGTTATCGATATGAATATATTTACTTTCTAAGGCTTCTTTCACTCTTACACCGTCACCTGCGTAATAATAATCATCGCTAGCATATGTCACATCAAATGAATGTAATAAACTATCGTATGATTTAATGCGACGCATAAAGCCACCTTTAACACCTGCAAAACGAATGTTACTAGAACGTGAGCCCCCTGCAGGTTGTAATGATTTATTTTGTCTAAATTTATTACCGTCTATTGTAAAATCTTCTACACCAATATTCTCAGCTGTACCGTCCATATATAAGTTAGTGATACCAATCGTTTCAGCGGGTGCGTCATCTGCAATTCTTAAGAATGTAATACCCTTACCTTCACCACTTAATATAGTGTTGTTAGGAAGTTTCAAGCCTTTAATAACATACGTGCCTGCTGTCATATGAACGTGTACGTTACCTTTACCAAAAGCTTTAACAAATGCTTGTGTTGAATCTGTTTGACCTGTAGGATCACCGCCGAAATCATTCACATTAACAATACGTTCAATTTTAGTGTTTAATAAGTTATAATTTTCCTCAATTTTATTACTTAACTTACTAAAATCAGCGTCTAAACGTTGAGAAAGTAAATCTTTTGCCACTCCGTCAGTCGTAACACGTGAGTTTTTAACTTCTGCAATTCCGTCACCGTTAGCACCAATAACCATATTGTCATGTTCAGCTTTAAGTTTTTTAATAGCCTCATCAATTGTGTTCGAATAATCTGTTACATAATCAATCTGATTTGCATTGTGCGCGTGTTTGTCTGTTTTCTGATGATCAATTAATTTTTGTTTCGCTTCATCAAAGTAATACTTTAATTCTCTGAAATTCTCTATTGTATATCTTCTGAACACTTCACCTAATTCAATAGGAAAATTAAATTTCATTTCCTCACTCCTTATTCAATCCACGTGTATTGTGAATAGATGTAATCTGTTGTTGTCCAATTTGAATCTTTATTGTAGAAATATAGTGTGCCGTCAGGTCGTAATGTCACAATACCTGCTTGCCTTGTGCTAGGCGTACGTACATAAAATGATTGTGGTGTTAACGGTAAATCAAAATCATCTGACAGTGTAGTTAATAGTTGACCGTCTTTTACATTACTTGCATTAATTCGAATACTTTTCACTTTCAAATCAAATAGTTCAAGTGTCTTGTATGAACAATCAAAACCTTGTGGCGTTTCATCTTTAAAAGCTGTATTTTGTGTTGCTGGTTTGTCTAAGTTGAACTTAGTCCAGTCATCAACACTTGTACCTGCAATAGCGTCAACATGCGTGACGGGATAATACCTATCTCCGTCATTATCTTGTAAGTATCTAATATTAATCTCAGTCATCTGATAGCACCACTCCCACAATATCTGAATAGTTTTTAGGCATAGAAATAGTGGCACCTTTACTCAAAGCACCACTTTTAACTAAGCTATTTACATTTTTAATATTTCTATTAATTTGATTTTGTATCTGTACGATATCTTTACTTGCATTACTAAACTCAACTTGTACTGATTCATTCACATATGCATGTGGTGCCGATAGCTTCACAACTTTCAAATCTGTATTGAAACCTAACGGCTTGTGTATGAAACGTATCATGTTGTTATCTTTGATTTGTTCTAAACCTAAATAGTTTGTTGCAAGCTCCACTGTTGGTTGATCATTGAGTTGTGCTTTCAAACTTTTAAGCAACATATCATTGTCTAGTGCCGTATCATCAAACACAGTTGGAGCGACCATTTCCCCGAAAATATCATAATTTGGAGACTTGTACTCTTGATATGCGTAATACATGTCCTTTCCACTAAGTACTGCTGTTAAGTTAAGTACCGTTGATTTTTCAGTACCTACATACATGCACGGTTTAGACTTTTTATAATCCACACCTGATTTCTTACCAGTGAACACAACTTTAAAGGTATGTGTGCCTTTCGCTAAGTTTTTACTAATTGTGATTTGTTCTGATTGAGCCGACTTACTGTAACACTCATAACTACCAACCTTTTTATCATCTAGATAAACATCAACTAAACCACCTTTAGCCATTTTCTTAAGTGTCCACACTAGCGTTTCATTACCCCACTTACACTCAAATTGTTTCGAATAGCTAGCACCAACTGTTGTTGTCGACCACGTACCTGATTTATCAAATGTACCTGAATAGGTTAAGTCTTTAGGCTTAATTGGATTATAGTTTTTCGTGTCTGACTTCTCTTTCTTTTTACCATAACCTTTAATAACTGTTTTAGTATCTAAGGTGGATATCGTAGCGCTGACCTCATCTGTATTGTAGTGATAGATGAATGGTTCGTCTGACATTTCATAAAAACTTGCATCGTCATGAATGTAAATCGTTTTATTATCTGCATAGTAGATATAACCAAACAATTCAGCCCCTTCAGTTAAATACTCCATACCGTTTTTATTACCTAACTCATCGACTGCGACACGCTCTTTAAATGTCCCTTTAATGACAAAAGTAAAACCTAGTTTATTCCCTTTGAAACCAAAATCTAAGTATTGTTGTAAAGTGTATGTCGGTTTAGCTTCATCGTTATTTGAATCTTCATTGTCTGAGTTCATTTGTTCATCGTCTACATCTTTATCAATATAATGGTTTTGAAATTCCATAAAGATGTGTTTCGCAGTGACTTCATTTGAGATCATTACGCCATCATACTTAATTGCAGTGGACTTAATTACATATGTTTGAGTCTGATAAACTACATACATTTCATTTTTAACATTATTGAATATATCCTCATTCAAATTAGTTTTATAAATAGTGAAGGTGAGGGAACGTTCATTATTTTTTTCATAATCATATTTAAAGGTACTATAATCAATATCATTTAAGATTTCAGCATATGTACCTTCTTTGTTTTTTAAAACAACATGATCCATTCTCTCACCTACCTATAAATATAATTAAATACCCATTTAGAATTTGTCTTACCTAAGTTACTTCCTGTAATTTCAATCTCGTTATAGCCTGGTGCAAGTGTTAAGAAATTGAAATTCGTATCAATACCAACACGCTGACCATTTAAAATAGGATGTACACCCTGCAATATTAAAGTTTGCTTACTAGTAATAGGTTTTGTATATTCAAATACATCGCCTGTAGTAGTATTCGTTAGTTTAAAACCTTTGGGCGCATCCACATTTAAATATATATTGAGATGGTGCCTCATAATCGGATTGATTACATCGTCCGACCCATTATAAATTTTGAATCCTGAAGTTGTATGATTGTACTTAATTGAATCATCAACCACTAAACCACTCTCAAATTGCCATTTGCCATTAGATAAAGAAAAATTATCAGTGGCATATAGTGATTCAGAATAACCTTTATAAACTGAGAAAGTCAATTCAAACTTAACTGCCATATAATCCCCGTAATCTGGACTAATGTCAGGGTTTTTGACAGCATATTTAATGTTTGGATTGTCTGAAGTTATAACATAATAAGGTTTTCTCTTGTTGAATATACTTCTTAATTTATTTTCTGCTAAAGCTGCGTCAATGAGGTCTAATCCATCATATCCACATTTAACAACTAAACTAAAAGGTGCAAATGAAACAGAGCCCGGAAGCTCTCCATCTACACCTTTAATAGTTATATTGTCGTTATTTGAAGTAGGAAATGACGCTTTAGCTTCTAAAAATAGGAAGTTAGGAAGTATATCATTGATGTTAACTGTACCTTCATCAGTAATGATTTTTAACCATCTATTTTCATTCATTCTTTACCTCCGTTTTATAATCCCATATTAAAAGCTGTTTTTGAGTAACGATCGCCTTGCAATTGAGATAATAACTGTTCTGCTGTTCTTGGGTCTGTGCTTTTACTTGGTTGTTTAAGTAGCCCAACAATAGCTTCTGTTAAACGGTTATTTCTATCACTCATTGCTACCATTTGGCTTAATAGCTTTTCAATAAGTGAATTATCGTTGTTAACAGTTACATTTGTAGATTTGCTATCCATTCCTACATAACGCATAGCTTGTTCTATCAATTGAACAGCTCTGTTACGTTTTGTTAGAGGTACAACCATTTCTGGTTTGTTACCTTCTCCAACTTCAGCTATTTGATGCTTAGTAACTAGTCCGCCATTCTCATAACCGTGACCATGACCAATAACGCTTAGCATTCTACCGCCATACGTTCTTTTTGCATATCTTATTCCGGCGAGTAAGTTATCTAAACCATTTAAGATATTGCCATGACCTGGGAATTTATTAGCTCTAAATGTGCTAGGTACAACCTGTACTAAACCTTGAGCCTCATTACCTCCACTATTGATGTCAATTACTCCTTGATGCGCTCCAGCATTCCCTCCACTTTCAGATTGAATTTGTCTAATCCAAGCATTTACATACGCACTAGATGCCGGTAAACCATTCATTTTTAAAGCTTTGATGACTTCAGGTCGCCATGCACTTGCTGCACGACTTCCGCCACCTTTACTACCATTATGTGTTTTCAGCCATTTCACTGGGTCGATTGAATGGCCTGTCATAGAACCAAATCCGTGTTTATTCATTTCATAGTGAAGGTGAGGCCCTGTACTTGAACCTGTACTACCCGAGATACCTAATACCGTACCTGGATGTACATGTTCACCATTTTTAACTAGCCATTTACTTAAATGACCATAAATAACGTCGTATGGTTTACCTTCAACTACGATATGGTGACCGAAACCTACATTACCTGTATCTTTTGTTCGTGCAATACCTGATGTTGTAGATTGTACTTTCTCATAATGGTAAGGCAAGTCGATACCTGGATGAGCCCAATGGAATGCATAACCCGGAGGCGGACCATTAGGGCTATAAGGTGTAGTAATATTGTCTAGATATTTAATATATCCACCGTCACCATCGCCACCATAATCTTCAAACCATTGTTTTACTTTATCTACTAATGATTTTTTTAATTTTTCATATGATAGCTTAGCCATCGTAACTGTAGTGTTAGCGCCTTGGCCGAAGTTAACCTTCATGAAGTCCATCACTTTATCCACTAATTTGCCTGGATGTTCTAAGAATTCTCCAACGTCTTTAGTTACGCCTTTAATACCGCCCCATATACCCATTGCAGCATCTTCAGCACTTTCAAGGGCATCTGTGCCGATTTCTTTGGCCTTATCTATAACGTTTTTAGTTTTATCTTTGGCTACGTCTTTTGCATGACTAGTACCTTTAGAAGCACCTTTCAACATACTTTGCGCTACATCTTTAGCACTATCCGTAATATTCTCTAACCAGTTTTTCTTTTTAGATCCACCTGCAAATCGAGGTATCATACCCATATTCTGCATTTTCTTAGTGTCTCTAGCATTTATAACGCCATCACCTTTATTAAGGTGAACGATTGTGTTACGACCTTGAGGAGCTTCTAAACTACCATCAGCTCTATGAATGACTTCTTGAACGCCACCGCCTGCAGCGTTACCTGAGCCTCTATCATTAACAACTGCTAACGTTGGTGAAGATACGCCACCATTTGAGTCAGTCGCAACTGAGGCCCCGCTATAAGTACCTGTTGACAACGTAGGAATAGGTTTGATTAAGTTCTTATCAGTGATAGCTTTAGAAATCTTGTTAATACCACCAATCATTCCGTTTAATCCAGCTATCGCTTTATTGGCAACAGACTTACCTAAATCTGCTGCAGCATCTCCCATATCTTTTCCTACGCTTCTAATCCAACTAAGTGTATTGCTTAACCAAGTTTTAAAGCCTTTATATACAGATTTCGCATTTGACCATGCGTCTGATGAAATACGGTCAAAACGATCATGAGCTTTGTCATACATGCTTCCAGTCCAAGATTTCAAACTACTATAAGCGTTCCCAAACCATTTAGATGTACCTTTATACACTGATTTAGAATTAGACCAAGCTGTATCTGAAATTTTGTTCCATCTAGACCTTGCATTGCTTAACATATTTCCCATGTTGCCTTTTAAGCTTTTAAATGCATTACCAAACCATTTAGATGTACTTCTAAATACTGACTTGGAATTACTTGATGATGTATCTGAAATTCTATTCCAATACTTACGTGCATTACCTAACATGTTGGATAGATTTCCTCTAGCATTGCCTGATGTTTTACCAAACCAAGTTTTTACAGAACCAAAAATGTGCTTAGACTTACTAGCAATCGTACTACTCATTGACCCCCAATGTTTACCTGCGCTATTTTTAGCACTTTTAAAATTAGAGATTGCGTTTGAAGTTGTTTTACCTAGCCATGATTTAGCATGACCATAAGCAGTTTTTGTTTTGCTAGAAATAGTACTGCTAATGTTACCCCAATGCTTACCTGCACTGTTCCTAGCGTCTTTGAAATTGCTAACTGCATTTTTAGTAGTCTTGCCTAACCAGTTTTTAGCGCTATTGTAAGATGATTTGGAATGTTTAGCTATTGTAGCATTCACATTACCCCATGCTTTAGATGCTGAACTGCCTAAGCCTTTAAACCACTTTCCTGCACCTGACATGAGTTTTCCGAAGTGTTGAGCATTTTTACCCATCTTGTCCCAAGCTTTTTTGCTATCAACAGTTAAGCCGTGGAACCATTTTTGCATACCACTCATTACTTTACCGTTAGACAGGTTGATTTCTTTTTCTACATTCTTATTAGACTTTTTAACATTGTTTAAAGTGGTACGATGATGCGCATTAGCTTTCTTAACATCTTTGTTGTATTGGTCCTGTGCTTCATTAAGTAGCTTATTCTTTTCTTTCTTAGATAGACCAACCATTTGATTAATCTCATCTACTTTAGCATCATATTTCTTTTTCGCATCTTTAATAGCTTGCTTTCGAGCTTTAATTGATTCTTGGATTGTCTCAGAAGCTTCTTTAATCGACATTGCTCGACGGTTAGCCGACATACGCGACATAATACGTTGTTGTTCTTTTTCGCCTTTAGATAAAGACTTAACAGCTAAGTTGTTACGCTGTTCATATAAACGTTGTAACTCTTTAGTTTCTGACTTAGAAAGCTTTCCGTTTTTAGCTGCTTTTTCTTCTAGAGCCTCAATACGTTTATTTAATTCTTTAGCTTTTCTAATTCTGATGTTGCCTTCTTCAGTAGCTTTTTGCAAAATCGCTTGTTTACGTTTTTCAGATAACGCTTTAGATCCATCTAACACGTCATGGTCAAGTTTAAGCTCTTTGGCTTTTCTCTTTTCAAGCTGACTAATTAATTCTGAACTCATTTTTTTATTAATAGAGATTAATTCATTTGCTTGTTTCTTAGTAATTTGACCGTGATTATAACGAATTTGTTCGAATATTTTATCCGACTGATCTGAGTATTTAACGTATGTACCTAAAGCGCTTTTAGTTTCTTTAGAAACACCTTTACCTAACACGTTAACCTTATCTGAGGCTTTAGATGCTGCGGAATGTATTCCATTAAATAATTTATGAATACCTTTAAATAACAATCCATCTTGTAAGCCTTTAGCCATGTCATTTTTGAAATCGTCCCATGCTTTACCCATATTAGGAATCCAAGAAAAATCAATACTTTCTCCTACTTGATTAACAAGTTTTCCCATATCTGAAAAGCCTCTACGGAACCAGTCCATTTTTTCATAAGATACGCCAAATATAGTAGTTGCAATAGTTAAAGGAATAGTTAACTTACCTAAAAATTTAATTCCTACTGAAATTGCTCTGCCTAGTCCACCAAATCGATCAATCGTTGTTAAAAGTGAGCCTCCAAGTCTACCAAACCAACCTGATGCACCTTTACTTGCTTTACCTGATAAAGCTAATGATCCAGCAGTTTGAGTATTGGCTTTAGCGTTTAATTTAGTTTCAACTGTATTAATAGCCATTTGTCTATTAAGAGAAGCATAGCCTTGTGCGGCTTTAGATACTGCACCAGCTAGCAAACCACCAGCTACTAACATAGGCCCAATTGTAGCGGTTAAAATAGTTAGGGCTATAGCTGATTTACGTACCCAACCAGGTAACGCTGTAAAGCCTTCAGTAAATTTCTGAACGAAGCCTGCCGCTCCTCTAATTGCAGGAGTTAAATCGCTACCGATTTTAATACCTAAAGACTCAAAAGCTCCTCCTAATTGTTCAAGTGCACCTTTTAAGTTGTCTCTCATTCGTTTAGCAGCTTTTGCACTTGCACCGTCTGAGTTTTGTAATGACTTACTATACTTATTGATTTTATTAGGTCCTGCATCAATTAACGCTAAGAAACCACTTGCCGCCTCTGTACCTACAATTTGAGCTACGTTAGCAAGTTTTTGTTCCTTAGTCATTCCTTTCATGCCATCTCTAAACTGCTCAATTAGTTTAGGCATGCCAACAAATTTACCTTTAGAGTTAGTTAAAGAAACACCTAACTCATCCATAGCTTTTTGAGATTTCTTAGTAGGATTAGATAACCTAATGAAAGAGGCACGTAATGCAGTACCAGCTTGAGAGCCTTCTAAACCTGCATTTGACATAACTTCGATTGCGGCTGACGTATCTTCTAGGCTTATACCTAATGAGTGTGCAGGCGTACCCGCATATTTAAGTGCATCGCCCATATAGTTAATATCTGCAGCACTATCATTTGCAGCAGTCGCTAATACATCGGCAACATGTCCTGAGTTTTCGGCTTTTAAGTTAAAGGAATTAATAGATGATGCCATAACTTGAGCTGTAGTCGCCATATCTGCACCACTTGCTTCTGCTGCACTAATAACACCGGGCATAGCTTTCATAACTTGGTTTGCATTAAAACCTAATTGTGCAAGCTCATTCATACCTTTAGCAACTTCTGAGGCTGATTTTGATGTTTTAGCACCTAACATGACCGCTTCATCTGACATCGCTTTTAGTTGTCTGCCACTAGCTTGAGAAACTGCACCGACTTTAGACATTTGTTCTTCAAAGTCTGCACTTTTCTTAACTGCTGCACCTAAACCTAAAGTTAAAGGCGTTGTCACACCAACCGTCATTGAGCGACCTGCTGAAGTCATCTTTTGACCCATCACACCAAATTTCTTACTTACATTATCAGCTTGATTGGCTGTTTTAGTAAAATGGCTATTTGATATAAGTTGTTCTTTATTAAACGCGCTCATATCCGCTTTAACTTTACCTAAAGAACGTTCTAAATTATTTAATGATGTACGTTCACTGTTGACTGCTTTTTCTGCTTTAGCTAAGTTCGCACTATGATTTTTAATCGTGTTGTTTAGTTGTTTATACTCATTCTCTGCTTGTTTTAATTCTGTATTCGTTTTATCATAAGTTGACTTAACTTTATCATTAGAATTCGATAATTCTTTATTTTGAGATCTAAGCTTTTGAACTTGCGCGCCTTCTTCTTTATATCTTTGCACTAGCTCTTTATGCTTAGTTGCCTGTTTTTGAACAGCATCATTGGCACGTTTAAGTTGAGATGTGGTCGCTTCAGTATTATTTTTTAAATCTTTTTCTGCTTGTCTAAGTTGTTTTAATTTTTGCCACGCTTCATTACGACGCTGATTTGTACGCTTATATTGGTTTTCTGCTTTTTTAAGCTCTGAATTGTTTTCTTTCAAAGCTTGATTGGATTTATCTAAAGCTACTTTATCTTTTTTATTCGCTTCGGCTAAATTAAGATAGGCTTTTTCTACGCCTTTAATCCTAGTTTGAGCTGTTTTATAATCCGAATTAAGTTTTTTAAGTTCACTTTCAGCTTGATTAAACATCTGCTTTTGAACTTCCAAACGATTAGATAAACCTTTTATTTGAGCTTCATACTTAGCCATAGACTTTTCAGACTTACCAAAAGCTGAAAGGTTAGCTTTCATTTCGCTATTTACAACGCCCAATTGACGTTTTAATCCTTTCATTCCTTCTTGTACGCCTAAAGAATCAAGCTTCATCTCTAAGGTTAAGCCTTGCAACTTTTCCTCCATGTTTGCCCTCCCTTCTATCCACCGAATAAGTATTTAAGGTCTGTGCCTGTATATACTTTTTGTTCGGCTTCAGATTTTTCTTCCTCTTTGTTTCCTTCATCTTGTAAGACTTCTAGCAATTGGAAGTATGGTTGTTCTTTTACTTCGGTGAGCGTCCATCCGTATTGCTCCATACAGAAACGTTGGATCTTTTTAATGTTTGATAAAATTTCTTGTGATGTTATTATTCTTCTGTCTTTCCCACTTCTTCTGATGCATCTTCTGAATCTGATTCATCTTCGCCTTGCACTTCTCGAAACAAGTCGTTTACAACTTTTGAATAAGTTTTTGTGCTCATATTTTCTAAAATAGATTCTTCAGTTAAGCCTTGATCTGCGTAGAAATCAACAACTAATTGACGTTCCATACCTCTTACTTTTTTAGTATCTGGATTAGATTTTTCATTTTCTTTTTCAACTTTAGCCATAAAATCCCAAAATTTTTCCGCTTCGCCCATAGTTACAAAATCTTTTTTATAGCTTTCAGTTTTTCCAGTTTTAGCGTCTTTAATTTCAAATTTAATCATTAATATTTCTCCTTTTTATCAAATAAAAAAGACACAGTGTATTACTGTGCCTTCGATTTGCTTTTAGATGGTTTAGTTTTAAATTCTGGTACGTCTATTAATTCTGATTGTGCATTATTTTCAACATGTGCAACTTTAAAAGTGCCTTTAGGGTAAGTTGTATCTGGCTCTAAGTCATGAATCGATACTTTAGTCGTACCATCTTTATTTAACTCTGCCTCTCCGACAACATTACCTTCTTTATCAAATACTTGTAATTTAGTAGACATATAAATCACCCTTACTGTTCTGAAGTAACTGTAGCACTATTTGTGTTACCTGTTGCGCTAACATTTGAAGGTGCTGAAACTGATCCGTCAAAACCAACGAATACTTTTTTCATGAATTCATCTGCACCTTGTTTACCTTCATGGTATCCGTAAACAATACCTTTAGTGTCTCCATCTACTTCGATGTTACGGTTCATCCAGTCACCAGTTAATTTAGTAGTTTCTGGTTGTTCCTCTTTTTCACCTTTAGTTTTGAATTCCATAGAATCTAAACTGAAAGTACCTTTCATTAATGCACAGTATACTGGCTCACCTGTCATACCGTCTGCTGATTCACCAATCACAGTAACATATGGTGCTCTAGTTTCTTCACCAACCCATGCTGTACCGTTTTTGTCTTTTGAACGTCCTAATACTGCGTTTAATTCTTCACTAGGAATATTGAATAGCTCAATATCAGATTTAACTTCGTTCGTACCTTGTTTTTCATCCAAACACGTTTGTTTGAAGCAAACATATCAACCATATCAGGTGCTAAACCTGTTACGTTCATGTTTACTGTACCGCCGTTTTCATCTTCCCAAATATGTTTGCTAATTACTTTATCCGCTTTGTCATTGAATACACCGACATGTAATCTTTTAAAACCTGCTACATATGAACCCATAATGTAAATTCCTCCTAATTTTTGATATAAAAAAAGCACATCTAAAAGATGCGCTCACCTTTATAAAATTGATTTTTTGGTATGCCCCTATATCGTCGGGACATGACATATCGTTTTGTCTCTTTAAAATAATCGTCCAATTGGCTTGAGGTTTGGTACATATTCATTTGAAATAATAAATACCTAATCCTCTTAGTTACATCAATCGTAGTTTGATGTTTATACGTTTCTACATCAACTTGTACAAAATAGCTTTCGCTTAAATACTTATCAGAAACAAAGCTTGATGGATCATCATTGATAGGTGTCAAAACTACGAACGGTTTAGAAGTATCTGACGTTTCAGGGACTTCATAGTAATACACTCTAGAGCCTATAATCTCCTTGAGTTGAGCATCAGACACAATTAATTCTCTTAATATATTCAGTATATTCACTTTATCTGGTCAACTCCCTTTTAATTATCTCTCTATACCTGTATTGGCTCGCTTGTAATGCCTTCGCTATAACAGCGAAACCTCTAGGCGTGTATTTCTTACCATTTCTCGTATAGCCATGTTCATTTAAATGTATTATGTTTTTTCGGTTCATTGGACCGACCCACTCGATTAAAATAGCCCTATCATAGATAGAACCTTTAGAATATGGCTTTGTTTTTGTCATCTCATCAATTGAAGCTCCGGTATCTTTGAAACTTTCAAACTCTTTTTTTTAAAGTATTTAAAAAATAATCGGAAGCCTCGTTTAAAGCTTTATCGCTTTTCTCACGCATTGCTTCTCTTCCGTATCGGCGCTCAATTTGTTTTAAAACTTCGGACACACCTTTTATTTCTACGCTCATGTTGTGCCTAGAACCATAGTAATGAAGCCTATTTCCGGAGTATCAAGTCGAATATCTTTAATGTTATAAATATCTTGCTCTAAACGGTAATCTTCTACTTTAACTTTATGTGTAGCTCTAGGTATATAAGTTTGTAACGGATCACGTATAACTATAGTTAACCCTACCTCATTATTTGCTACGTCTAGAACTTCACTATCACGCATAGAAGGTGCGTACGTTTCTGCAAAACATTTAAACAACTCATCCTTTTCAACTTCATCAGGATATGGGCCATCATTAACATATGTGAAGAATTGTACTGGCGTACGAAAATCTCCCGACTGTAGTTTTTTACGCTTATAAATCGTCGTCGCCATCGTTATAGTCCTCCTTCATCACTATGTTTTGTATTCCGAAGTTATTTAATTCAGTAGAAAAGTTTTTGAGGAAGTATTGAAGCTGTTCATTATAAACGTATCTTGTACGTTCAAACACAAGCTCTTTACCTTCCTCATTTGTGTTAATATCAAACTCACCGTAGTCTCTCTTTAAGACTGAATACGACATATCTAAGTCGTTTTTTAATCTCTCATCTTCAGCTGAATGAAAGATATGCATACGAGATTTAAATTGTTCTAAGATTTCGTCGCTTATCATTTCATCACCCCTATTCCGTAGTGACAACTGCTGATCTTGTGTTAGCAGTTACGTCAACGTTTTGGGGATTACTTGGGTGTAGCTGAAGATTTTGGCGCGTTAGCTAAATCTAATTTATGAACTGCAGCTGCTTTATTATCTTTTGCTTTACCATAAGCAAATTGTTTAGCAGTGTATAAGTCTAAATCTTCTAAAGCTAAAGTTTGGTCAAATTTCTTAACGTTAATTCCACCACCTAAGTAAGCATCGTAACGACCTTTAACAAATGTTAATACTTGGCCTGCTTCTTGAGCTACAGACTCAATTACATTTAAATTGAAAGGTAATGCAGTTACATAAACACCTTGAGCGTTTAAATGTGTGTATTGAGCTTGAATATCAAATGCGTCACTAGGGTTAACAACTAAGTTAACGTTGCCTTTAACTGCAACTGATTTTCCTTTTTCATCTGTAGAATGGTATTTAAATACTTGAGTTAACTCAGCTACAGTAGTGTCTGGATCTTTGAATGTTAAAGTAGAGAACGCTTCTTTAACTGGATAAACACCACCAGTTACAGATACACCATCTTGTACTTGACGATTTAATCCAATAGGTTGTTCTTTACCTGTACCTGCTAAGAATGCAGCTTCTAAAGCAACAGCGAACGCTTCTTCGATTTGTAAACGTACAAAACGTTCAATCCATGCAGGCCCGAAGTCTTCTAAGTCTTTAGGTAATACAACAAATGCTGTCAATTTGTTTTGGATAGCTGTTTCATCGCTGAATGCAGCATCTAATTGACCTTTAATTTCACCAAAGATTTGACCCCATACTGCAGTACCTGATGTTTCAGATTTTAAGAATTTTAATCTTAGTCCTGCATTTTTAAGACCAATTTCTGATAAAAGTGGATGTTCAGTTGTTAAATTCTCAAAAATACGGTCAATAGTTTCTTCAGGGATTAAAGTTTCCTCTTTATACCCTACATTTTTGTTAATTTCATTATAGAACTTACGGTCTGCAGCATTTAGTTGTTTATCATTAGTAGTTAATGATGCCACTTTTTCCGCTTCTTGAGCCGCTTGTTTTTTAGATTCTTCGAATAATTCGTTAAGCATACCTTCATATAATTTTGCTTGTGTTTCTTCTGACTCGCCATTTTTAATTGAGTTAATTAATTCTTGACGAGCTGACTTAAAGTCTTCCGATAAATTAATAGTCATTGATTATGACCCTCCTTATTTTTTGTAATTAAAAAACGAATCTACCAAAGCCATTTTTAGCCGATGGAGTTTTCTCCTCGTGCTTTTCAAGCTTTTTAGATTCGTCAATTTCTTTATTCATTAAATTGTATAGTTTCTCTGCGATTTCATCCGCATCGAAATTAACTTGTGGTGCTGTCGCCTTAAGTGATGAAATGCGATTTTTTGCATCTTCAGAAATCATCTGACCTGAGTTAGCAACAAGTTGTGGTGTGTTTTCTTCGAACATTTTCGCATCTGCGAAACCTTTTTCGACTGCGTCTTGTGCATTTAACCAAGTTTCTTCATTCATTAGATTTAAGATAGTTTCTTCTGATAAGCCTGTTTTAGCAATATATGCGTTTGCAATACCTCTGTTAGTACCGCTTAGCATTTCAGAAGCTTTGCTCATGCCGTTACTATCTCCAATTGCTACAGTCCATGCGTTATGAATCATCATTTGAGCAGTTGGGCTCATTTCTACATGGTCGCCAGCCATAGCAATCACAGATGCAGCACTTGCAGCAACACCTACTACTTTAACGTTCACTTTTCCAGGGTACGCTTTTAATGTTGTATAGATTTCACTACCTGAGTAAACGTCTCCGCCACCACTATTGATGATAACTTCTAAATCTTCATTGTCAGAAGGTAGCGCATCAATAACGTCATTCGGTGAAGTTGCGTCCATTCCTAAGAAATCATACACCCATTTATCATTATTTGGGATAATTGCGCCTTTTACGTTAATCTTCGTCATTTGTCTCACCACCTTTCAAAGCGTTCTCACTATTAGAAGTGGTATAGTTTTTCGTAACAAAGTATTTATCCATGTTAGGGTCATCTGATGGATCTTCACCTAACAAAATAAGCACTTGGTTTGGTGTAAATGTGCTAGATGACACTAACTTGTCTATGGCTTCAGCCATTTCTAGAGGATCTTTCTTGTCTATACTGATTGCTTTAATTCTTTTACCTTTTAAGAGTTTGTTTTTAGGTATCAATTTCGCATTCAATTCGTCCTCAATCTTCTTAAGTAAAGGTTTAATACAAAACTTAATGTATGACTCCATAGCATTTTCCAAATCAGCCATGTCACCATGTATTAATGACGGTGGAATACCAAGAATTTTAGCAACTTCATCAATCATTGCCTTTTTAAGATTTGTAATGTCACTGAATGGCGCCGAATTACCTTTGTTCGCATTACTTGACTCTGTGTAATCAAACATATTAGTTAAAGGTGCCACTGCGACTGAATTTTCCTCAAATACTTTAAGAAGTTTATTAACGTACTCTTGCACTTTTTCTTGTTCGTCTTTTTTACCTATCTTAGATGTGTCCATTTTAAGCACACCACGAATTTGATAGTTACGCATTTGTGCTTTTATCATACGCCCAAAGATTTCACCATAGTCACCGAACATATCTTCTATAAAGGTGTTTAATTGATTGTTGTTGTATGTAAGATATATAACATCATCCATCAAAAATGAACGTTCAAATTCATACTCACCAATCGTGACGCCTTTAAAAATGTCAGGGTACAAAGCATACTCAACACGTTCAAAACTATCAGCAATCAATAAATCTTTAGTGTCATTTACGACAATTAAAACTTCATTATTATAAATTAATTTGTATATTACCCTTTGCCAAAAATCTGCTGCTGACATATCGGTATTAGGCCTAACGTTTAACTTATAAAATGTATCGTCTTTTATAGCTTTATGATCTTGAGTCACTTTGAAATTAGTTTGCGATAATGTTCTTGCAATAAACTCAATACACGTTTGTAACGTTGTACGTTTCAAATATGCGTTTTTTGTATCATCTTCGAACATATCTAGGTCATACATCCAAGTTAGCTCTTTATTACGTCTAAGAATGTTGTCTAGTAAGCCCATGTTTTACCTCCTCCCTTAAAAATTAATTGCGTTTAAGAAATCTAAGCTATCATTCATATCAACTTCTAACAGCTCATCTGCTCTATATAACGCATGCACCAACGCTTGAAAACCATCTGTCTTACGTCTCACTTCATCTTTTTTAATATATTCTTTATTGCCATCTGGCTTTATCTTCACTGCAACGTTATTTGTGTACCAACGCATAAGTGGGTTGTCATCGAATACAATATGATGATTAGCGAACATGGTTTCAATTCGAGGTGCAAGTAATGATTGGATTGCTCTAGGATTTTTAATTACTTCAATTTCAATGCCATAATCTTCAAATAAAGGTCTCAGTAAATCCATTCTAAAGTTATCGGCTATAACTTTTTCTAGTCCATACGTTTCACGCATACGGTCGAACCATAGCACTATATGGAGAGGGTCTATTGATGGCTCATCAACAATTGTTAACAAACCTTGTTCTTCCCAATCGTGGATAGGTGCTTTCAACTTCACTGAATCTAAAAAGCCTTTACGTACAAAGGAATGAGATTTCCAAATGTAATCATCACCATCACGGAATAATAGTCCTACTGCTGCAAAGTCTTTAATACTTGCATAGTCTAAACCGCCTATACATTGTTTTCTTTCGAGAATTGGAAACGGTCGGTTTGTAGCTATAATTTCCTCCCATGGTGCGACAACTTTCTCTAAATCAACCTCAGGTAGATTCATCCGCTTTGTCATAAACTCTTGACGCTTCGTCGGACTGAATGACATTTCATTGTATTGGTTTTTAACCTTTCTAAATAAACCTTGTGCGTAATCACTCATAGGCTTACTAAACATTGGATTGGCTTTCTCCCACATTTCTGGATTATCAACCTCTAATGGATCATCTAATTTACAGATGAAAGGGAATAATCGGTCGTCTGGTGTTTCACCATTTAAAATAGACATTGAACGCTCTTTGAGTTTGTCTAAGAAGCCCTCACGCACATATCCATCTGTACCGATGAAAAATTCTCTAGGCCATTTAACTTTACCTAGCCCTGAACTAAATACATCAACGGTTTCACTATCCTCATATCTGTGTACCTCATCATAAATCACACAGCCTTCTCGTCCACCGTCTTTTGTTCCGGCGTTAGATGTTCTAAATCTAAAGCGTGATTTTGTTTCTGTATCAGTTATCACTAGCTTAGTTAAATAGAACATATCTTCTAATTCATTACGCTCAATCATATTGTAGGCTTCTTCAAATGACGTTTTGGCTTGATCTTCCGAATTGGCTACAACTGAAATATCGTAATTCGGCACACCGTGAAGATAACTTATGAAGTAGTTAGATAAAGCTGTAATTAATCCGTTTTTTCCTCCACCACGTCCAAGCGTAATAAAAAACTGCTCGTAGAATAAGAAGTTACCTTCTTTCTCGAACAGAAATACAAAAGGGACTATGAATTTTTGGAATGATTGCAATGGGAAGTACCATTTTTCAGTAAATTTGATGAAGTTTTCAATTTGTTCCTCATCAAAATATAGGTCGTCACGACTTAAAATGTGTTTTTCTAAATAAGCTATGAGCAAGATACGTTCTTTATTAAGAAGCACTTTGCCTGTTTTCCAAAGATTAATATAGTCATCAACGTGCTTATTACGTATCATACTAAACCACGTCTTGGTGATGGCTCATCTTCATTTTGCTTATTCAGTCCTAACGATTTTTCAATCGAAATTAGCGATGTATTGACTTTATTTTTCTCAGCAATAGCCGGATTAGGTTTTAGGAATGTTTGTGAAGCATTAACCGTCTCAACCATTAAGCCTTTTGCTTTAATATCTTTGTCTAAATCGTAGAAAATTGTAAGTAAATTTAAGTAGCGCTCAACTTTTTCGACTTGAACTGGATTGTCTTTTTCTATCTTTTCAAGCAGATAATTCTTGATTTTGGCTTTATTTTTCACTTTTTAACCCCCTTTTGTATAAATTTTTTATTTAAATCTGCGGAGTAGATTCCCTACCACCGGTTCCCCGCGCGGTTTTCTTCCCAAAACTTTTAGACCGGGGGGTATTACAGAATTAAACATTTATTTTATATAAGTTAAAAGTTTTTTACCATTTTTCATCATTCCATTTTGGAATTTTATTTTTATATTTTGTTTTAAAATTTCTGTCATGAATTTCATTGTGGCACTCAACACAAAGCGTTTCTAGGTTGTCACTATCCAATGCATATTCTGGATGGTCTGCTAGTTCTTTAATATGATGTACTACTAACTTTATCTTCTTACGGTTATTCTTCTTTATCTCTAGTTCATCTATAGTGACCTTACCTAGTCGTTTACATCGTTGGCATTCGAAGTGATCACGTTGCATGACCTCACTGCGTTTGTCTCGCCATGCCATTGAGTTGTAGAACGTACGACGTTGCTCTTTAGTCAGTGCCATTGACTTGCTCCTTTGTTATGCATAACAAAAGACACACCACGTTAGTGATGTGCCTCATGACTAAGAATATAATTTGTTGATACTATCATATTACTACAGATTTGTAAGCCTTTTGCACAATCTTTGCACAATGTTTATTTAATACCTGCATGCATAGCTACTGCTTTAACATAGTTCTTTCTTATTGTTGTTACTGTATTACGATGCATATGACATGCTTCACCTATCTGATCCATCTTAAGCTTATGGTCTTTGTTCCAATACTTCAATCGTATAACCTTCTTATGTTCTTCAGGTAGTTGCTCATACACATACTCCACTGCTTCAACCATTTCTTCTAAGTTACGTAACATCTTATTAGTTAGTAATCGTGTAGCCATTAGTTCTGTAGTTCTTACTGGCTCACCTTTCTGTAATGGTCCGTACACAATGTTTGTGTCTACCTCTTTAGTTGGATTAAGTATCTCTAGTCTTAATCTGTTAATCTCTTTCTTATTCTCGTGTAGATTATATATCTCTGATTCAATATACTTGAATGTTCCTGGTTTAATATCATATGCAGTACTCATCTACTACCTCCACTACTTACTTTTACTATTATGATTATTATAATATCTCAAAGCGTTAATATAATAATCACGTTCCTTTATCATCTTACGTTGTTCGTGTTGTACACCCATAGAAATGAGTAAGACTATAGCTAATAGTATTGAAGTAATCATCCACATATATGACTAACCTCCATTTATATTTTAAATTTTTTCTTGAATTCTTTATTAAAGTCGTCTAAGTAACGTTCGTATACTACTAATTTATCTTTGTAGCTTTGATTTATAATTTTATCTTCAACATCTGTTGAACCTTTTTCTAAGTGAGACTGTATTTCTTGATCTAACATATTCAAATCATCGCTCATAACCGAATCGATGCTTATCGTTTTCTTAATAAACTGTTCATCAAAACAAAATTGATTTACACTAAACAAGTTATTAAATTCCTTTTTTAAACCTCTCATTTTTTCCAAGTGATAAGAAAGGTTTATCAGATAACGAAAATCTATATATTCTTTGTAACCATTAATAATTTCTTTTTCTAATTCATACTTCTTTAGAACTTGAACATCTTCATATTTTAATGTTTCGGGTTGAAGTATAGGTGTTGCATATGATCCAATAAACATTTTCGCTGCCTTATACACATCTGAATATATCGGATATATATTAATGAGATTAGCTTGTTTACGATTTAAATTAGCATCTACAATAAATCTTATTATTTCTTTTACTGTGTACAAAGCGAAACCTCCAGCTAATGTGTATATCCCGCCTAACAATTCATGATTCATTTCACTCACCTCTAATTATATTTTCGACAAAGGAATCTATTAATTTATAAGTTCCAAATATAGCCAATGTATTGATTATAATTAAACTAGTACTAGAAATGAATAAAGTTATTATTAATGCTATCAATATTACGGTTAAATCGTAGACAAAGTTCACTATTCACTCACCTCTGCATTCAAATGAATATGATCATAATTTTTAAAATCTAGTGGCGCCTTATCCACTTCATCATTCGCGCTTAACTTGTAATACAACTCTCTACCCAACCACTTACCTAACTCATACACCGAGATAGTAAACCAAATCTTTAATATACGTTTAATCATTTCCCTAACACTTCCTTTATACGTTCCACTATATCTTTATTCTCCTGTGCTTCCGTATGCTCCTCTGTCGCTTTCATTTTCAAACTCCTTAACTTCTTTGGGTGTAGGATATACAACTGGTACTACAACTAACTGAGCTAGTCTTTCACCTTTTTCTACTGTGATGTCTTCATCACCTATATTGTCTGTGATGATACCTATTTCTTTATGATATGTTTTGTCTATTGTTCCTAGTGCTACACGTAATTTAGTTTTAAGTGATTTACCTGATCTAGGCCTTACTTGTGCCTCATATCCGTATGGTAAGTTGATTGCTATATCTGTTTTAACTATTGTTGTTGTATGCGCTGGAATAGTGATTGTTTCTGATACATATAGGTCTAAACCAGAGTCACATTCATTAGCACGCGTTGGCATTGTTGCGTTTTCTGATAATAATTTGATTTCTAGTTGATTAGTCATTATTCTTCCTCCAATTGAATTAGTATTTTAAAAAGTAATGCGTTGTTTAACAAATTAATTACAAAGCCGAATATTGCACTATAGATAATTATCTCCGCTGAATTTCTTATAATAAAATTACCTTTAGGTTTAGCTATATATTCTTTTGGTTTTACTACTTTTCGTTCCATCACTATCACACTCCTCATCGTATTTACTTGCTTTCTCATACACTCACTCTATCTCACTTAACAACGTCTCTGTATCTTCGCCTGTGAATGCACCTGTACTGATGATTGCCTGTTCAATTTGTTCGCGTTTACTCATTTTATTCGTCCTCCCAGTATTTGATTAAGATGTGTGAACAGTGTTGTTCATAACCTTCAACCCAAATAGATTGATACCCACAGACTTGATATTCTTTAATGTTATTTTCTTTTACAAACCTATTTACAAGATCGTCTGTTTTTGTTGCTTCCTGCTCAAACTCTTTAACTTTCCACATCACTATCACTCTCCAAATCGTTCATTTTATCTTCAATAACGTCTATTAAGTCACTATCCGAAAAATTATCTACATCATTGTAAATTTCTACAATCTCATCAAACGCCCTAGCCTTGCGTTTTAACTCTTTGACATATTCTGGGCTTGTAATACTGTGATTTTCAACATTGATTTGTTCTAAAAATTCATTTGTAACTGCGACATAACCTTCTCTTAAAACATTTCCGTTACCATCACTAAAAGTCATTTTTACTAATTCATCCACTTTTCATATATTCTCCTTACACAGTATGAAATACATGCACCAACTAAAAGCAAACATAATGTATGAAGTATATCCATTTTAATCACGCTCCAATAAGTGAGGGTGTCTGTAAGTGTTGCCAATAATTTGTATATCTTTATCAATTTCCCACAACTGTTCTGACACACCTCTGAAATTCACTTTAAATTGACCTTCATCGAACTCGACTACACCTAGTTCTTCACTATCAATATTTTTTACAATATCTTTGTCAAATATTTCTACACCATCAAAATCAGTTAATCCAGATGAATAAACCAGATGTTTTTTTGATGTTTCTAATACGATCATACCGTCAGAAACTTTAACATCACTATCTAATAACGGGCTAATTTTTAATAAAAAACCCCACTTATCACTATCGATCTGTAACCATTTATCTCCGTTTTTTACATACGCTCTTAATTTAGGCATCATTTTAATCCATCCCCTTTAGGTTTAAATACTACGATCGCACTTGGAAACGGCGCACTGTTTACCGCCCCTCCGAATTTTATACGACCTTTTAAAAATTTTATGTTATATGCATTGTTAAAGATGTAATCGTGCCAATACGTCGTGTCTGTTCTTGCTGGTATCAAACAAACAACTGTTGCACCTTTAACACTTTCCTCATATGCTTTCTTAATCCAATGTTTTATGTTGCGTCCATATGGTGGATTCATGAAAACTATATCTTTAGACCAATCTTTCGTTAAACCGTCGTCTTCAATAGTGAAATATTTATCACATTTAGCATTTTCATGACTTGCACACGGATCTAAGGTGAATTGATATTTTTCATTCAACTCGTCGAATAAGTATTGAGGTGTATACCACTCGTTCGACTTCGAACTAAAGTGAACGCTCATTCCACCATCTCCCCGTTACGCCATAGTAAAATCATTGTGCCGTCTACTTTCAAAATATGAAAAGATAGTATTTTAGTTAAAACGGGTGTTTCTTTTTGTATAATTTCGTTTATACTTGCATACCTATGCTGATAAATATGTTTACGTGGTTTTATTGTTTCCTCCTCAACAACTTGCACTAAATAAGGTAATATTGTATTTTCTGTAACTTCTATCTCATCCTCAACTGTGAAAGTATCATCTTCAGAAATCCAACCATGTGAACAAAATTTTCCTTCAGTATCAAATACTACTTCACCATTTTTATGTCGACATTTAAACACTCTTCTTTTTAAGCTGGTTTCTTTTGCATATTTTATTAATTCTTCTAGATTCATTTGCTTTTCTACTTTAATCTTTGGCATTATTTCTCCTCCTCTACGCTTGCGTATCTTCACTACTTAAAAAATTATATTCACTATCAATGCTGTATTGCTTGATTTCTTCAAATTCCTCTTTAGTGATGTTTATGGTGTTGTCATTGCTATCGTAAATAGTGTATGTGCCATCTGTTTGTATTTCTTTTATCTTGACCATATTTAATCCTCCAATTCCGCAATAGGTACTTTAATAGCGACAATCGTGCGTCTGTTCGATTTGTCTGCTTCATAAGCTCTTTTATGCGTTTCTGTGATACCCATCTTCTCTATAATTTCGTTTGCAGTTCCTGCGCTTAATATCTCATCACCTTTATAAACAACGTACTCATATTTTGCTTTAACGCCCATCGTCCTCACTCCATTTTTCAATTGCTCTGTCGATATACCAGCGTGCTTTTTTAAGATCTTCCACACCATTTTTATAAGGTGAACGACTAATATACTTGGTTGCATTACCTATCACAAAAGCTAATTCGGACGGATATTCTTTTGTTATCATCTCTATTACATCTATGATTTCTATATCTCCATACGTATAATGTGGTGGTTGATTTATCATGTCTGTCATTTCTTAATCCTCCCGAATAAATGTGTAGTTCTCATAAGCTCTTAGAACCGTTTCTACGCCCACTTTTACATTTACGTATGATTTACCCTCAAAATTAAAATTAAGGCTCTCTACGGTCCCCCAGTGGCTATATGAAGTATATGGACTTTTAAACCAAATACTATCTCCTACTTTAAGGTCCTGAAATAATGTGTTTTCCAATTATCTAGCCACCTTTTTAGGGAAAATATCGTTTTCCATTAAATGACTGCACCACTTACCCCTACCGTGTTTCTGTGGCACTGTGAATAAATGAGGTTTCTTACGTCTAAGTTCTTCCATTCTTCGTCTTTGGATACGTTCTTTTAAACTTTCGGCTTCTTCCATTTCATTTAATCGTTCCATTCTTTTTAATTTATCCCATTCCTTGCGACGCATACCTGCTGGTGCTTCTATAGCTTCGTTGTAATCCCAACCTTTTTTAATTCTTTGTCTAACAACGTAAATATCGATAAAGTTTTCTTCCATTTTTTTTCATCTTTTTCAGTCATCACAAAAGTTTGTTTGCCCACTCTAATATTTTTCATTTACTCCACCTCAACTAAATCTATAAACTCAAAGTTCTCATTCATCAATTCTTTTTCTGGGTTCTCCGCAATCACATCGAGTAATTTCTCTTTTTCATCTTCTACAGTAGTATGCTTATTAAGCCATACCGGAAACTTGCATTTGATTTTCACTGTAGCGTTTACCGTGACGGTTTCCTCTCTAGGTTCAGTCATTCTTCTCCCTCTTTCTCTTTCGTCTGACTTTTATTAATTCGTCATATTCGATCCATTCAAGACCTGTATATTTAGGTGCTTTACATATCCATGTGAGCTTGACGTCAGGATATTTATATCTGAACAACTTAGCTTTCAACTTTGCTGTATCTGTTGCCATTCCTTTAACATCTATCACTTCGACTAGCTCTCCATCTAGGTATAAGGCAAAGTCTGCGATGTATTCTGTCTTGCGTTGTTTACCAAACTTAGGAATTAACTCGTACCTTGGTTGTAGTTCTATTCGGTTGTAATACACACCATTCATCTTGTTTTCTAAGTGTTTATAATAGTCACATTCGACTGCGCTATCGAATACTATTCCGTTGTATTCTGTTTTCTTAGCGTTGTATTTACTCATATGCCACCTCAAAATAAATAGTCATCAATCGTGGTTTGTTGTTGTAACTCTTCCTTGCGATACAATTTATATTTACGTTTTAACTTGTTAAGCTCTTCTTTGGTTACATTGCCATTGAACACCTTTTGAAAGTGCATACCTGCATAGTTGCCGATATTGAACATATCTTCTGCTAAAGGTATGACACTGCACATTTTCCAACCGTCTATGGTATATAAGTAATATTTGTCTTTATATCCCTCACGTAGTCCCATCACTACACCTCCACAATCGGTTGTCTGTAAGCTTTTTCTTCTAATTTGCTATTAATTAAGTTGTTCAATTCCTCATCATCTTTCGCCCAATCAATCATCTTTTGAGCATACAGATCACTGCATTTCAATATCTCTATGATGTTTTCTTTCGTTACCATGCGTCACGCTCCCTAAAGTCATCGCCTAGCACTTTTACTGTTCTAGCGTTATGTTTCATTCTTGAATTGATACGCTGCCAATTCATATCTTGATTTAAGTGTTTATCACTAAAGTTAGTAGTAAAGATGTTATTTTTGCCTACTCTGTTATCTACTATGCTAAATAGCTTATTGAGTGTATGTTCTGTGTTTTCTACGCCTACATCATCAAGTACAAGCAAATCTATATTACTTAATAACTTAACGAGTTCGTCTGTCGTCTCAGTCGCATTTTTGTTGTAAGTCGCTTTAATACGTTCCATAAGCATTGGAATGTGCATAAACGCCACCGAATAACCTTCATTTTTTATTGCCTTTGCTATGGCATAGGCTAGATGGCTTTTTCCGGTACCATATGAGCCCTGTAATATTAATGACTTAGGTTTATCCACTGAGAACGTTTTGACGTACTCTATAGCCGTATTTTTAGCGTGTGTTTGTTGTTCGTTTTGTGGTTTGTAACTGTTAACCGTTGCTCCTTGTAATGAATGGTTAACAGTGGATTGATTAAAGATATTGTTAATATATTTTTGCTTACGTTTTTTCTCTGCCTCTTTACCAGCTTGTATCATTGTACAGTCACAACCATGTCTGAATTCATGTCCGTTGCTAAATTTGTAATAGTCGTAGGTGTTACCACATTTATTACATTTAAGATTACGCTGTTCTTCTACGATGTTTTGGCTAGGTTTGATATTTCTAGCTAGACTTTCCATAGATTGCATTTCATCACTCCTAATCCCAATAGCTAGGATCGTATTTCATTCTTTCTAGTTGATCCATTCCACTCGGTTGTAATTCTTGGTTAAGGTAACCCTCAAACTTAGTCCCGAATAACGTTTCAGGTCTTAGGTACTGATTCATTTTTTCGTCGTTTAACCATTGTGAAGTCATATTATCTATGACCTTCCTAAATTCGTTTTCTGTAAACCCTTCGTTCCACCGAGCTTCTATACATCTTTTAGTTTTACCAGTAGAATGTTTATAATGTTTTCCAGTTTTCAAATTGAGATAGTCTACTATATTTTCAAAAGGTATATATTCTTCTTTCCTTTCTTTTTTCTTTCCTTTTTCTTTTTCTTTTTCTTTTTCTTTATTCCATAGACTATCTATACTGTATGGATAGTCTATGTGAGAGGTATTTTTTTCTAAACTATTCACATAGTCTAAATATTGTTCAATAAAGCTAATTTCTTTTACATTGTCTAATTCTTGTTTGATACGGTTAACAACTTTTTCCGAATTATTCCAATTAAACTTAGCCCAATTTAATATAAAAAGTTCTTTTGTATTCTTTGAATATTTTATCTTTCCGTATTCTACGAATCTGTTTAATAGCTTTTCTACAGTTTCGCGATTATATCCAGTTTCTAACTCAATAACCCTATATGGTAATTCGTATATTCCACATTGAGAAGTTTTGCTGTTAGTCATGATATACAAGTAAAAATACTTTTCTTCTGGGGTGAGGTCTAAAACAAAAGCGTCTTGCCAAAATTCTACATTAACAAATCTATGCTTCCCCATTTCTGATCACCTCATCAATCTGATATAACAATTCCTCCTCGAAAACTTTATAAGTTTTGGCTTGTTTAGCTACATCAATAGGAATATCAAAACTGTCAAAATTTTCACTCCACATTCTCATAATTTCTTTTAACTCAAAATCTCTATAAAAAATGTTTCTATTTTTAAAAATTCCTCTTATATAACTACTTTTTTTAATATATTCTGCTACCGGGTGTTTTTCGTAGTAAGCAATTCTTTCGATTTTATCGAATACAATATTACTATCAGATTCTTCATAAGCTGCAAAAGCTTTATCAGTAGCATAGACTAAATCTTTAAAATCATACTTCATTAACCAGCGTTTTAGTTTTTTCTTACCTACTTCCGTTATTCTTGTTGATAGAGTTTCTTCAATATATTCGGTTAACATATCTACTTTATGATTATCTAAATTAATCAATTCTTTCTTCCATTCCATCATTTGTTCTAGTTGTTTTTTACGTTCATTCAATAAAATCAATTCGTTATGTTGTTTTTCTAATTCAGATTTATCACTTAGTTTTTTGTTTCCTTTTCCGTTATTACACTCGAAACATGAAGTGATAAGGTTAGATATATCGTTTGAACCACCTTTAGAAACTGGTTCTATATGGTCTACGTTCAATACAACTTCAGGCGCTGATTTTCCACAATATTGACATGTGAAATTATCTCTTTTAAATACTTCAAATCTTGTTTTATTAGAAACATTTTTTCTCTTACTCATCTTTCTCACTCCCTAAAAGCTCAGAAACAGTTATGTTCATATCATCAGCTATTATTCTTAACCGTTTAACGTTGGGTTTAGTTAAGTCTTTTTCCCACTTTGATACTATTGATTTATGTGCGTTAAATCGTCGTCCAAACTCTTCCATTGTTTCTCCTAGATTCAAACGATGTTCTTTAATTCTTTGTCCTGAAGTCATTTCTATCACTCCCCGTACAATATCCATTCTGGTGTTGTTTTGAATTCTTCTGCCATTCTTCTCACAGTTTTCATTGGTGGTAATTGCCAACGATTCTCCCAACGGTTTACAGATAATTCACTAACTCCAACTCGCTTACCAAATCCTTTTTGTGTCAAATTGTTATTGTTTCTTAATTGACTTATCCTAAATGCGATTTGTATTCTGTCATCAATTGTTATCATTCTTGATTTCATTCTTTCACTCCTTTCAGCATGTTATTTAATTTATCGTCAACTTTAATCCAGCTATTTTCTAAGTGATATAATTTATCGAATGTTTCTACACCAATGTTGTGCTGTTGTGAATGATGTTCGCGACAAAGTGCCAAAACTTCATAACCGTAATGATCCATTGATTTGCGATTAGCACCACGACCTATTGCGTAGTGATGTGCAAGGTCAGCGTTTGATTTCCCGCATAGTACACAGTTTCGATTGACCGTTGCCCAGTACAACATAGCTTTATCTCCACTTAGCAATTTGCTCGTTTCTACTCTCATTGGTATTTGATGATGGAACATAAAAGCTATAATCAACTCTATTAATTCGCTCGCTATTCTCATTGAACAATTACTTAAACTTATTTCGTTATAACCATTCATTATTTCTAATTCTGCTTGAAATCTTTTCCTTAACGAATCAACAGGCTCTCCCCAATGAAGTTCAATATCTCTACATAAAGCAAAAATCTTTTTACGTTGTTCTATTGATAATTTTTTGTTATCAGGTACTTCAACTTCTGCAATGAGCGAGTAACCATTTTCTAATAAGTCGATATGACTTTGTTCTAATTCAACACCAGTAGCAACGACGGAGTAAGTCCCGTCGTTATCTCTTTGGTATCTTGTAATTCGTTGCATTTAAATCAACTTCTCTACTTTGTATTTATTGCCATCTGTATCCGTTAACTTTGAACAGTTGTCTTTTAAACGGCCACTTACATAACCATGATTGCGACCTAAAAACTTACTAGCTCTACTCATGCTGATAAATTCGTATTCAATACCTAAGTGGTTCGTTAGTTTTACAGCCATATTGCTAGTATTAAGACCGTTTTCAAACGCGTGATTAGTATTTTCTTTATAAGTACACCATTCAAGATTTTTAACGTTATTATTTTTAGGGTTGCCGTCTATATGATTAATACATTCTTTTCCTACAACAGCTGGTATGAAAGCGAAAGCTACTAATCTATGAACTAGAAAATCTTTACATTTACCACTCTTCCAAAGCGTTACTCTTACATCTCTACCATTAGGCGTTTTATCTTTTAAATAACGTTGTTTCCAATGTCTAACACCGTGTTTTTCGGTATAAGTTGTTTTATATTTATGAGTTCTAATTCTTCCTTTATTGCTGACTTCGTAAATGCCTTCGTAACCAACAACATCTTTCCAAATTTCTTTCATACAAACACCTCATCAGAAAGGAAGATCTTCCGAACTAATATCAATCGGTCCATTAGCATTGCCAAATGGGTTTGATTGTTGGCTCATTGGTGTTTGTTGTCCACTAGCTTGTTGCTCGCGTTGTTTCATTTCATCTGTTTTAGGTTCAGGTTTATTTACAATTTCGTCACCCTTGTTCCAAGTTTTTACAAAAGATAATCTGACAAAATATCTGCCTTGTTCTTCGTTGAATTTATTTTTAAGTACGATTGTTCCCATTTTGTTAATTAATCTGTCTGTATCGAAAGTTAAATCAGGTAAGTTAAGTTGAATTCCTAATCTACTTAATAATTCAATATACTGTCTTTCTTGGAAATCTTGTTGGAATGGTGGTACGAATTGATTGTGTTTGTATTGCTTACCTTCATTGTTTTCAAATACGATTGTGAAATATCTTCCTTCTTTGTCGTTAAATTCAACATCTTTAACTTTTACTGTGAATTCTCCTGCTCCTAAGAAGTCTCCACCTTTCATAAAAGCTTCTTGATTAGTTTCTTTAGTGTATTGCGCTTGTCCTGTAATTTTCATAATTTTATACCGTCCTTTTAATTTTTTTAGTTTCCGTTTCTAATTGCTTCTACTACGTCTGTAATGCTAGGGTTTGCAAATTTCTTATTATTAATTGTTATGTTGCTTGCATGTCTAATTTTTGTTTCAAACAAGTTAGAGGGTTCAGCATTAAGCACATATTCATATGACTTTTGACCGTTTTCCTCATGTTCTTCGATAGTCATTCTTGCTAGAACATCTGATTGACTTACAACCGCTTTTCTTATTTGATCTTGTGCTTCAATCGTGATAGTGGGATTAATCGTGCTGCCTTCATCGTCTTTATCTTTGTTGATACCTTCATGACCACTTATCGCTAAATGAAATTGATATTGTTCTTGTAACTTAGAAACATATCTGTACATATGCACAATGCGTGTTGCACACTCTCCCCAATCATTAAATGTAGGTTTCTTAGTCTTACCGTTCATGATGTCATCTATAGTGATGTCACGAAGTTTTTGTATCGTTTCGATTACAATGACATCGATTTTCTTTCCGTTATCTCTAAGTTTTTCGATGATTTGAGGTAACATTTTTATTACATAAGCAAAGTGTTTGTAATTTTTTATCTGTACAACTGCACCGTCTTCAGTTACTGTTGTTCCATCTTCATTAATATCAAGCACAAGTGCGTTGTTATCTTTGGTTAAAAAGGTTGTTTTACCTGTACCGAATTTTCCGTAGATAGCGAACTTATAAAATTTGTTAGTATTTTGTTTGCTGATATCTTTAACCCCTAGTTGAGTTAGGATATCTTGTTCTTGTTTTTCTTCAGTCATCTATCTCACCCTCAAACTTCTACTTTGTTTTAGTTCTACTCCTTTGAGTTCCAAACCACCTTTAATAGCTTTTAACAATTCTTTTTTATCTAGCTTAGGTTTTTGTTCAACGTAATATTGTTTAGGTATTAAACTTTCATCTGTGACATCTAAGCTAGGTGGATTGTTAGCGATGCTATAACTATTCAATGCTGTCTTGAATTTCTCTTTGCCTGTTTCTTCCATGACTTGTTGTAGTGTTTCTTTTAAACGTTTGATACCATTTTCATTAGATGTTTTACGTTGTTTTAAACGCTTGATTTCTTCATCTATTGCAATATTGTCAGTTTCTAATGATTTGATTACCGCAACATAACCGTCTGCTTTATCCTCTAAGGCGTCGTTGATACTATCTAAAGTATCTTTTAAAATTTGTTCATCTTCTTGTTCTGCAATAAGTTCATAAATTTGTTTATAGTTGTCTTTTAAGATGAATAAACTGCTCATTATTTAAAACACCCTCTCTTAAAATGCTGATTGATTCTTCCATAGTTTTAATCGTTTTATCTAAACGAATACATGATTGTATTTGTTCTGTATAATCTTTTCTTAACTCTGCGTATCTATCGCACATATCCTCGTACTGTCTATTTAAGAAATCATAATCGCTACGTAAAAAATCTAATTGAACAGATTTGGCAATAAGTTGAGAATATTTTTCTTTAGGCAATCTAATTGTGATAAACTCTTGCATTTCTTCTCCTCCAAAGGTATATTTGAATTGTGTATTTTATTATTGATTCGATTTTTGACTGTTAGACGTTGGTGCGTCTTTCAGTCTTTTTTATTTTTAACCACTCATTCCAAAAGAATGTACTTGCGATAAAAACTAAGATTGCAACGCCTATGATTGATGTGAAACCACCTCCTACAAGTAATGTGACGATCATCGCGAGTATCATAGTCATATAGCTCAATAGGTATTTCATTTAAAGTTCTCCTTTACAATGCCGTTTCCGATATCAATATATTTTGTTTAATAAACTCGATTCCTGTTTTAATTTCGATGTAACGTTTGTGATTCTTTCCGAATCGATACATACAAGATTGTTGAAACTCTCTGTTTGAATAAACGTGTTTTTCTAAGTCGTTCTTAGAAATTCCGCTCACTTTTACAAATTCGTTTGCATCTGCAAAGCCAATGTATTCCATCGCTATCACTCCTTGATTTGTTTGTTTGATTGTGGGTTAATATATAAATTTATCTTTCTGCTATACTCCTTATGAGGAGGTGATAAGTATGGATATTAAAGAATTAAAGAATATTGACGTTTTGTTAAAAATGATTAATAGTGATTTACAGACAAAGCACTCTTATAAGATTGTTTGTAGATATAAAGAATCGTTAGTAACTATAGACTTTGTCCTACCTTTTCAGTGGAACGATGAATTTTATTGTTACGAACCTAAAACTATAAACTCTCGTCAAGATGATAAAGAAAGAGTGTATATAGAATTAAATTCTCAATACCAAGCAACGAAAGATATTTCAAAATTTAAATTTAAACAATTGCTCGATCATTATAAAAACCAACAAACTAATCATTTAATGCTTTATCTATTAGAAAACTATGATTTTTACAATTTTGATATGAATTTCTCTGATTATGCATATAACATCCAATCTTTAGATGGAAAATGGAAACTACCAATTATAAAACTCGACAACAATTTAGAGTTCATATCTTTACATTTGATAGAACATGAACAAAATTAGACTCAAATTCCAACTTTGCATGAACAAGATTAAGGACCGCATATGCTTCCTCATATGTTGGTTCTTTTTTCTTTATAGATTGAAGAATTTCATTAGCAAGCTCCTGATGTTCTTGTGGGTAAAATTCTTCGAATGCTTGTTCTTTCAATTTGTAAACATTAAAAACCTGACTTCTACTCATCTTTTTTTCTTCCATCATTCCACCTCCTTTAAGTTGTTTGTTCGATTGTGGGGTTAAATTTCAATTGCCGATGGTCTAACATCTTTGATAAATTGAATTGCTAGATCTACGTCTTTACGTTTGATGTGGTTGTTAGGTGCGTTACCTTTCATGCCTAAATGTTTCTTAGATTTAACTAGCAATTTTGATTTAACTTTTCCTAGTTGGTGTCTGTACTCTTCTTTCGCTTTTTTGTTTGCTAGGGCTTGTTCGTACACATCTCCGATTAAGAACTCATCGAGTGTCACTTGAATACCAGCTTTACCTAGAATTTGTTCAGCTTTAGACTTGATAGCAAACTTAATAGCATCTATATCTTGTGGAGTTACATATTCTCCCTCGAATTTATTGTTTAATTCTTCTAATTTCTGATTGCTCACTTGACCTGTTGAGATTAAGTAGTCGAGTTTGTCACTCACTAACTGTTCAATGAGTTGGTTCATATCATCTAATGAAGTAATTCCATATGCACTTGCTAATTCGTTATGTTGTCTTTCTACTTTGATGAAGTAACCTCTGATTTTTCTTCCTATTTCGCTACGTTGTATCATTGAAATTTCTTTTGCCATGTCGAGTGTCATGATGTGATCGAGTTGTTCATAAGTACGTAGTCTTTTTTGACTTTGTACTTTTACACTTTGAATGATATAGTCGATATTTTCTTCAAAACCGTATGCAATCATTCGTTCCATCCATTTATCATATTGAGTTCCGATTTCTAATCCTTTGTGCAATTCACGACCACTTACTGCAACTGTTCCATCTTCATTACGTTTTAAATTGAATAGCTGTTGAATTTCATTCATTAACTTTTCACCTCTTCTTTGATTTCTAAGATTTTCGCAATTCGTTTCTTTTGTTCAAATGCATCTCTACGTCCACGTAAGATATCTGATAAGTAAGCACTTGAAATACCTAACATATCTGCTAGTTGCTTATTCGTGATGTTACGTTTAAGTAATTCCATTCTTACTTTCATGCCGAATTCTGTTGTTGCCATGATTACACCTCCATTAACTTTTTTACTAAGCATATAAATTATCCATTGAATTAAAATAACTTTTGTGCTAATATTTAAGCATAGCTTAATAAACCTATAACAACGCAATTAAGCACTGTTAAATCAGTTGCTGTCACTCGTTCCCCAACGAATATTTGTTATTTGTTTAATGGCTAAATTTAAAGCTTAAATACAGTATAATAACTTATATGCTATTTGTCAAACTAAAATAACAAATAAGTTAACTGTGATAGGAGAATTTTATGAATTTAGTACAAAGAATACGCAACTTATGTAACTCACAAAGCTTGACTTTTGCTGAATTAGAGAGGATTTTAGGTTTTTCTAACGGACAAATAAGAAGATGGGAAAAAACTAAACCAGGAATTGATAAAATTCAAAAAGTAGCCGACTACTTCGACGTATCTGTTGACTACTTATTAGGAAGAGAAAAAGATGAATACGCTGGCGAGCAAGAAGATGAAGAAATTCGTATTATGCATCGTGGCGTAAAAAACATGACTAAAGAAGATAGAGAAAAAGCATTAAAAATGTTTGAAACTTTCTTCGATAATTGGGACGAATACACTAAAGACAAATAAAGGGGATTTTATTTTGCATTTTGTATATCAAAATTCATTTTTAAAAGCAGCACGAGCTGTAAGTGCATTAATTGAAACTAATTATATAGATAGATTCCCTTTACCTATTAAAGAAATAATAGAGAATGATAGTAATGTGGAATTATTTACGTTTGAAGATTTTTGTAATATGACTGGATACACTTTAAATGAATTACAAACATATGGTGGTTCTGATGAGGCTTTTCATATTAAAAAAGGAAACAAGTTTGCCATTATTTACAATGATGATGTATATCACAGAAGATTACGTTTTACATTAGCCCACGAATATGGTCACTATATTATGGAACATGATGGAATGAGTTATAAAAACACTCCAATTTTCCAAGATGCACAACGAACTAATATAGAAGAATATGAAGCCAACTCGTTTGCTTCATGTCTACTATTTCCTCTTAATGTACGGTATAAATATCGTAATGTATTAAATGAATATGATGTGGCAGACCTATTCGAAATTAGTTATCAAGCAGCGAAAGTAGCATTAGATATCTTTGATGAACACATGGACAGTGGATTAGAAGATCATATTTCAATGTTTGAACATAGGCACATGGAAACTTATATGTCATTTCTTGAAGAAATGTTAGGAGAACAGTTGGCAGAATATAATCACATAATGAGAACAGAATATGGTTATTAAATAATATTAATTAAAGGAGTTTAAAAATGAAATTTAAATTATTAGGAACGGCAATATTATCATCAGCATTATTATTAACTGCATGTGGTCAAGATGGGGATAAGTCGAATAAAGATGATAATAAGAAGTCTGAAAGTAAGTCAGCTAAAAAGTCTAATGATCCAAAGAAAAATAAAGATAAAAAATCAGAAGACAATAAAAAGAAAGATAGTAACAAAGATAAAGGTCAACCAAGTGAAGACACACAACAAAATGAACAGTCTAATGAGCAACAAACTCAACAAAATAATACACAGAACAATTCAAATCAAATTAACCAACAACAAAACAATCAACAGGCACAACAATCTAATAGTAAAGAGCCTACAAAAGAAGAAATCGCAGAATGGGATAGACAAAACGTCAAGGGTGGTACCGATTACGGTTTAATAGACCCTAAAGAAGCTAATGAGTCTTCACAATCTCAAAATGAAGAACCTGATGAATGGGTTAAAGGTCAAGAAGAGTGGGCTAACGCTAACCAATCACAAAAAGAAGAAATACGTAAGCAAGACGCAGAAAAATATGGTTATGAATATGACCCTAAAAATTACGAGGAATAACAATCCACCCTTTTTTCATTACGGCAACTGCTCTATTACATTTGAACCGTTGAGGGTATATGGATATAAAAATATAGAACAAAGGAGGTTGAGGGATGGAGGAAGCTTGTTAGTTTCAAGAGCTATCTTTAATATTGACTAATAAAGAAAAAACATCTATAATGCAAGTATGAAATGGTCATTCTTGAAATGACTCGGAAAAGCCTTCATGCTATGCATGAGGGCTTTTTTCGTTGAAAGGATTATCTATGAGAGACATTGAATCAATAAAAACATTACTAGAAACTTCAATTTATAATAAACCACATTTAAGTTGTGAAGAACAATTAGTTTTATTGGAACATCGTGGAGTGAAAATAGAAAATAAAAAATTTGCTTTGGAACAATTAGAAACAATATCATACTACTCGTTAATAAACGCATATTCTCCTCTTTTCAAACAAGAAAATGGACAATACGAAGGAAATGTTACATTTAACGATTTTTATATGTGCTATAAATATGACACTCGTTTAAAGAATATAATTTTTAAGTATATAATACTAATAGAACAAACTTTAAAAACCAATTTATCTGCCACTGTTGCTAAAAATTATGGTGTTCAAGAACCCACTATTAAAAGAACGTTTACAAACAAAAAAGGGAAGCAAATTACAGGATATGATATAAGAAATTCATATTTAGATGCTAAAAACTATGATAGAAACAACAGTTATAGATCTGGTCATTTACGCCACCTATCTAAATATAGAGATTATTTAAAAAACGATTCCATTAAGCACTATAGAAACAAACACAATCATATCCCTCCATGGATATTAATAATCCCCCTTAATTTTGGAGAAACGATTAAATGGTTTTCGATTTTAAAGCCTAAAGACAAGCAATCGGTCGCTTCAAAAGTATGTGGTTTGAAAACTGATAATTCATTAAAAGACGTTGCTATGCCAATATTAGAAATCCTTAGACAATATAGAAATGTCATTGCACATGGACAAAGGTTTTATTCGTTTAAATCCAATGAAGATACTGCTCATTTATCATTATCTTTTGTAAATTCGTTGCTTGAGTATGATTTTATAGATAAAACAAAATATAAAAAAGGGATTGGAAAAAACGACCTGTATTCATTAATTATTTCTATTATGATTTTTACCAAACCATCTGGAATTCGAAAAAAATTCATTGAAGAGTTAAACGTTTTATATAAAGAAATTGAAAAGTATTGTAAGTATAATTTGTTCGAAGTAATAGGTGTAACTCAATACGATTTAGAGAAATTATACACTCTAAATAGATTGCTTAAAGCGTTATAATATTTCAGGGTAGTTCACCTACCCTTATTATTTTTTTATCTTTTTAGGGGAGGAATAGACAAAATGGCAACATTCACAGTTAATAAACGTAAAAATAAAACAAGTTCATCGTGGCAGTACGACGTTAAACACCCTAGTTTAAAATCGGGGAAGAAACGTAAGTCTGGATTCAAAACTAAAGCAGAAGCCACTAATGCAGCGCAACAATTAATTAGAGATTTAGAAGATGGAAAGAAAGTAAATAACAATAAAAAATTCAAAACTTATTATTTAGAATGGCTTGTAGCTAACGGTAAAGATAAATTATCTATCAAACAACAATACTGGTACGAACATTCACTTGACTTATTTCTCGATCACTTCGGCGAAGATATCATGATCAAACACATTACTCGTAATGAATATCAAAAATTTCTTACTAACTTTGCCAATGGTAGAACGTCAGAAACGGTTAGAAAAGTTAATTTATTCTTATCTAATTGTTTAAAAGACGCCGTATATGACGGTTATTTGACTAAAGACCCCACTTACAACGTTAAAGCAAAAGGTACAAAAAGCGCTAAAAAAGAAGATGTTAAATTTTTAACAATTGAACAATATGAGGGGTTGAGAGAATATTTCAAACTAAAAAGTGATAAGAGTAGCATTATGCTGTTTATTCTTCTGATTACAGGCGGACGCTTTTCAGAAGTTAATAGAATGACTTATGACGATCTAATCTATCAAGATAACGCTATTCATTTACCAGGAACAAAAACAGTCACATCAGATAGAATTGTTGAAGTGTCGAAAAGTGATTTGCTTTATATTAAATCCGCTTTGCTACATCACCCAAGACGTAGAGATAATATTATTTTTAATCTATCGCACAACGCAATTTCAAAAGTGTTTAGAAAAGCCAAAGGCAAATTTGAAATAGATAATGAAGTAACCCCTTATTCTTTAAGACATACACACGCTAGCTATCTATTAAGTAAAGGTATACCAATTGAATATATAAGTAAGAGATTAGGACACTCTAACATTGGAATTACTCTCGATGTATACACACATTTACTCGACGAACATAAAAAAGAACAAGGTGCACGTGTCAGAGAATTATTTTCTTGA